GTTTTACATCCCCCCCTCTTGGAACAGATCCATCGATTCTGTGAAAATATCGGTCCGAACCTAAAAGCTTCGGTTATTGCAAATTTTAATTTTATTTCAAAATCAGTTTATGCACGTTTTATGATTATTCTTTTGACTAACCATTTACTTTTGTTGATTCTTATTTGCTTGGACTTATTTAAACAAATTTTAATTTTTCATGAAGTAACGCTTTGAATGACGACACAGTATTGAATGCCGCTTTGATTTGATAATTATAATCTTTTATTTCGCTAATTCTATAATATTAGCAAGAATAATATTATATAATTGAATATCCTTTGACCATAGTAATTTATACGGAACGTATTAGTTTTTGACTAGTGTTAAGTTTTACCTTAACCTAGAAGCAAGAATATATATGTACTCCCGCGATTACTGTCTCTGGACTTTAATAGTTTTAATGGTTTATCGATTATAAATATCAACCCAAAGGCTGAATCATGCGCCCCCTGTGGTAAAGTTCGATAGTGTTTGACTCCACTAACTGAACAAAGTCTTATTTGAACTGCTTTACAACAAATGCAGGAATCTTAGAATTTTGTTTATTTAAGTAAAAGACAATTTGCACGCTCCTACGTGACGGAAGTTACGTCGTTAGAATTTACGTTAAAATCAAAACCCATTAAATGAAAATGCAAAATGAAAATAATGCACAAGGCACAATGGGACAGAGTCATGTTTTATTTGAACAAGTAGGTTTACCATCTATTGATGAAATACAACGTGAACAACAGCACCGTGAAGAAACATTTTTTGAACGACAATTACCTTCTTTTGTAGACGCAACACATTCTGCAAAGGAAGCTCTTGATACATTGAACAACTTATCACCTGAATTGAAAGAAACAATTGATGCTTATCGCAAATCGGCTGGAGCCATTACCGAGGCTGCCAGTCATTTTTCAAATATGATAGAAAATATAAAGAAAACATTAGAAATTATACCGGTTGCTAAACCGTTTTTGAATAAAATCTTAGACGCTTTGACAATTGCTTATGATATTATAATGGCTTGTTTGAACAAAGTTTTTTATACGATCCCAACATTGATTGTGAGATTGTTTCAGCTCTTTGGAGTTGATGCGATGCTTATTAATCAATTTGTTAAGAATGTTATTACCATTTCGACCTCGAAGGAAATTGTAGAGGGGCCGGAACCGGCAAGAGCACAAGGCTTAGCAATGTTGGATATATTTACAGAAGGAATAGGAACACTCATTACAGGAGGTGTCCCAGATATGGCTAGAATGAAATACGTGAATGAGACGTTGAGGTATAAAACAGGAATTACCAAGGAGTTTAAAGATCTTGGTGAACTTGCCTTAACGTTTCTTCGGACGGTCCCAGATCAAGTACAAATTTGGATGTCTTATGTAGTACCGACCAAATGGTGGTTGGATATATTTGCACCAGGAACAAAGTTTTATGATTGGATTGATGAAGTTAATACTTTAGATTCGCATGCATATACTGTGAAAGCAGCATATGATCATGTGATTCAGCAGAAGATATTAACATTATATAATACTGGACAGGAATTATTGAAGGAGTGTACCACCCGAGGTACAAAAGTTGCACAAGTTTACAAATTACTCGAATCATCGTTCAAGAAGATCGATGGCTTGTATAAGATAGTAGACATGTCAGCATTGAATCGAGGAGGAAGAAGAGTACCTTTTGTTATTTATATTTATGGACAATCCGGACAAGGAAAGTCTTTTTTGATGACAGTTTTACCAGCGATTTTAGCAGGTTGCCCGCCTGATACACCTAATTTGGCATGGGCTAGAAACCCAGGATGTCAACATTGGGATGGATATACAGGACAATTTGCAGTGAAGTATGATGATTTTGGAGCTCTTGTGAATGCAGGTCAGAACGGACCTGGAGACATAGGAGAGATGATGATGATAGTTTCAAACGAACAAATGCGAATACCAATGGCAGCTTTAGAAGATAAAGGAGAAGTTTTCAGATCACAAGTTGTGGTTTGTTCTTCGAATGTAGCTTATATTGCCGCTAATGAAATGCGAGATCCTCAAGCTTTATATAGACGTAGACATGCGTTTTATGAAGTGAGAGTTAAACAACAATATCGAAAACAAGGAAGTTTAGAAGTAGACCCAGCACTTATACCAGATGATTATTCACATTGGGAATTTATTGAACGACATAATTTTGATCAAAATTGGCGTGGAAACACGATCAATTATCAACAATTTATTCGAGAGATAAAGGAAAAATACAGGAAACATATTGCACAACAACAACAAGCTTCAGTGAATTATGAAACGATGATAGCTGCAGCTAATCTTGAACCCGCAAGGGCTGAAGGATTAGCTGAAGATTTTCATCAATTTATGAATTTGAGTAATACCTTTGAAACGAGAGGACAAAGAAATTTGTTCACTCAGGAAGAAGGTGCTAAATTTTATCAAGCTTTGCAAGAAATTGATAGAAGAGCAGCGAAACCATCTTGGTATGATGCTTTAATGGCGGTTTTACCGCTTGCAAGTATCGTAGCAGGAACAATTGGAATAGTTTATGGAATGCGTAAGATTTATCAGAAAAGTTCTGAGCGTAAAGCGAAGAATTTGGAAGAGAAAACGAACGCACAACGAAAAGAAATTGCTATGACAGTACGTGATTTGTTGAAACATCCCCGAGTTGTAAAGTTAACAGCTGAAGGACGATGGGATGGTTTATACAATAGGCTAAGAAATTCAACGCCAGAAATGGTTGAGATATTTAGTGATGCTATGGACAGTTGCGAGGATTTTAGTAATTTGACAGATACAGAAGTCGAAGAGATAGTGGATAGGACCTTACGTAGTCCAAAAATTAAGAAATTTTTGGCAGCGGAGGGTGTTTATTCAGGACATCATATGAGAACACAACAACGAATGAATCAAATTAAACCAGTTATTATGCCGCCAGCTCCATTGCAAGCAGAAGGTTGTATAGACCAGAATGCTATGGAGGTGACAAATAATAAATTGGTTCCTCATTTAGGACGAATTAATGTTGAAGATTATGAATTAGTATGCACAATGATTGGAGGACGTGTTGTTTTAACAGTCTATCATCTTTTCTGTAATAGAGAAGGAGAGAGACATAAAGAAGGAACACCGATAACAGTTAAAGTAGGAACATCTATTTTTAGAAGTGCATTTGATCCATCGAAGTTAGTTAAAATTGGCCAAGATGTTGTACTTTATGAAATGGACGCTTGTTTACCAGTTTATACGAATATCGCAAAACATTTTATGACAGAACAAGGACTCGAAAATGCCACGGAGTTTCCAGCTCTTATGGCAACAGTAGATAGAACCATGATACCGATAGTTTATAGGATTGAATCTAAAGTTAAACGAAATGATTTAGCTTTCTTTTATTCTGCGGATATGCAGAAGGAAAGCAAGTATTGGGACGACCCTAAAAGTCGACCTGATATAATCAGTAAGTTTAATCCGGATTCAGATTTTCCTATTGCACAAGCGACAGCATGGTCATACAGAACCGATACATTCCCCGGAATGTGTGGGTCCTGTGTGGTAATGCTAGATAAATTTGCAGCACGGAAAATAGTGGGCATTCATGCTGCTGGTGGAAACACTGGTGACGGAATAGCTCAAATTGTGACGGAAGAAATGATTAATCGAGGATTGCGAGTTTTAGGTTTTAACCTACAACCTGCTTATCCGAAAGTTGATCTTAATAATACCGATTTAGGATTTGTACAAGCTCAAGGAAATTTTACGAAAATTGGAACAATTTTTAAATTTCCAAAGGCAGCAGAGAAGACGAAAATTATACCATCTATAACGCATGGTTTAATCTATCCCGTGAAAACTGCAGCAGCAGTTTTACACTCGATGGATCCCCGTGCGTTTAGAATTGGAGACACAACACCATTACGAAAAGGAATTGAGAAATATGGCAAACCAGCA